ATGACCTGGTGATCGAGGGGGTGAAGTATATCCCATACCCGGCGATCGATTATGTGCGCAGGCAGGTGGTGCTGTTCCCGAGTAAGATGGCGGATGACGAACAGGACACCAACGAGCTGATCCGGGCGGTGGAGTTGTTCATCCACAGGTATTATCTACTGGATGACAATTACCTGGCCCGGATCATGGCTTATTATGTGCTGCTGACGTGGATCTTCGATGCTTTCGAGGCGCTGCCGTATTTGCGGGCGCTGGGAGATTATGGCTCAGGGAAGAGTGAGCTGATGCGGCGGGTGGGGCATGTGTGCTACCGGATGACGACGGCGGGGGGTGCGAATACGCTGGCGACTTTCTTCAGGGTGACGGAGATGTTTCGGGGGACGGTGTTCATTGATGAGGCGGATCTGGAAGATGGGGGGGATATGGCCAATGGGATCATCAAGTTCTTGAATATGGGAGCGATGAAGGGGCAGTTCATCACCAGGATGGTGGAGAGCATGGACTGGCAAGGGAACCGGATCCTGATCCCGGAGCCGTTCGACCCGTTCTGTCCGAAGTTGATCGCCATGCGCGAGGATTTCAAAGATAAGGCTGTGAGCAGTCGTTCTTTGACGATCCATGTGGTAGGGAAGAGCACGGAGGAGCTGTTGGAGCGAGAGGTGCCTTTGCAGATTGACGATGCTTTTCGATCCCAGGCTTTGACGCTGCGGAACCGGCTTTTGCGTTGGCGGCTTGATCACTGGGTGCCGTCTGTGCAGATGACGAATGATCTGGCGGATACGCATTTGAGCGCCAGATTGAACCAGGTGACGATGGCGGTGAAGAGCCTGGCCAAGCTGGCCCAGGATGAGACGTTGATGGCGGAGATCACCAGGTTCTTGCGGGCCTATGCGCTGGAAGAGGTGAGAGAGAGATCTCTTTCCATCCCGGCTTATATCGTGGAAGCGATCTGGGAAATGTGGCGGACGCCGGACCTGCGGGAGAAGTGTCTGCAGACGACGCGGGAGGGGCGGATGTTCTTTTGGATGGGGGATATCCGAGAGCGGGCGAACAGGATTGTGGATGCCCTGAATGAAGCAGGATCTGTTAGGGAAGAGGGGAAGAAGAAGGACCCCGAGATCTCTCCGCAGGGGATGGGGCATTATATCCGGGACATTCTTCGGTTGGAGGTGGGGAAACGGCAGGGATCTGGGGTGCCGGTTTATTGGGATGAGACAAAGATGGTGCGGCTGGGGAAGAAGTATGGGATCTTGGAGCTTGACTACGAGGTTTCAGGGGATCCTAAAGCACCAGTAGTTGCGGTCCCCTTGGAATTACCATTGGAGGGTGAGCGGTGAAACCGAAGCGACCTATCCTTAGATATTTTGGCGGTAAGTGGAAGATTGCTCCATGGATTATCAGCCATTTTCCGCAACATCAGGTTTATGTTGAACCCTATGGTGGCGCAGCCGGAGTTTTGTTGAGGAAACCGAGAGCATATCTGGAGATATATAACGATCTGGACCGTGAAGTTGTGAATGTATTTCGAGTGATGCGGGATCCAGTTTTGGCCAAGGAGTTAGAGCACTTGTTAGAGTTTACTCCCTTTTCAAGAGATGAATTCTCTATTGCTCTCGAACGGTCGAAAGATCCTGTGGAAAATGCCAGGAGAACCATCATTCGTGCTTTCCAAGGATTTTCAACGACGGGGATCTTCAAAGGCAACTCTGGTTTCAGGGCTAAAGATTCGCGGAATATGGGAAGTAGCGCAGCACGCCAGTGGAGTAATTACTGGGGTTTGGTGCCAAGTTTTACAAACAGGCTTCAAGGGGTCGTAATTGAAAACCGACCTGCTATTGAGGTTATTGAGCACCAGGATACTGAAGGTACTTTATTCTATGTGGATCCCCCTTATGTTCTTTCAACCCGAGACGACAATGGCCTGAAATACAAATTTGAGATGAGCAACGAAGAGCATACATTATTGGCGGAAGTGCTCCACCAAGTAAAAGGGATGGTCGTGATCAGCGGATATCCATGTGAGCTTTATGAAGAGCTGTACGGTGATTGGGATTGCATAACAAAACTGGTCACCGCAAATGGGTATATGGGTGGAGTAAACCGCACTGAAGTGCTTTGGTTATTACCTGCGGTTCAGCTGGCCAAGGCGCCGTTATTTCGTAAATTGGAGGCATTCTAGTGCTACTTTGCGACGTATTTCACGGAATAGTGTACAGGTGTGCTTTAGTGTGCTTACTTTGGGGGTATTTCAAATGCAATGTCAAATTTTTGGGCTTTTTAATGACATTACATTTGAAAAAGGGCTATACCAAGCACACTATAGAACACTTAAACACTTTTGGAGGGAGTGAGGGGTACTGGAGGGCGAATTTACTGCGTATAGTTGTCGTTTCTTGGTGTTTATGTGTTCTTTTTTCTTTCATTATTGTGAGAGTAGGAACTCTTTGTGATGTTCTTCACAGAAAAGTGTACACAAAGGTGTGCTTCAATTTTGGTCTACACTTTTTTGTGAACTTTTTCACAGCTAAAAGAATGGATATTGGATGGTGGAGGTTGGATGGTGGATATACCAGTTGACTTTCAAGGTGTGAGGCTTTTAGCACCAAAGGTGGATGGGGAAAGGGTTATATCACCCTCTACGATTCGTTCTGCTGCTAAGGCTTATCTTCGAAGGACAGGGGCTGATGCTTCGATGGCCTATGTCGGCCCGGGATATGAGGTTGTGGATCTGTTCGGCGGGATGCTGGTGATCGTGTCGGAGGATCTGGATCCCGGCGTGGTGTGGGCGGGGAGGTTGGATCGAGCGTGGGGGGATGAGCGGTACAGATGCGCGCGATCAGTGAACGGTGGGCAGTGTTCAGTGGACAGTGAGGATGGTTTTTATGTCTGAGACAATATGTGCTTATTGCTGGAAATCTGTGTGCAGCTGTGGGGCTGAAGATTATGGCGATGCTCCCAAGGACGTGGAAACGATGGAAGAGCGGGGGATGCCTTTCTTTTATAACGGGTATGTGGTGTGGCCATTGCGAAATTTATTCTTCTCTCATGACGTAATGCAGTATGTTTTTTATCTGGGGCATGAGGTGGTGGAGGTGATTGAGCTTTCAATAAGAACGATGAAAGAGTGGGTCCCTGAAGGTTGTGCTCCAATGGATCTTGTTTGGGATCTGTTCTGTGCGGCTCAGGGAGATGAAGTGGTTATTGAAATTCAAGCATGGAATAAAAAGCGGCCAGCGAAGCTGCAGGTGACCAGGGTAGATGACGGTGTGTTCTAGGGATAATCTTTATGGCTCGTAAAGGAATCAGGAGCGCGATTGCGGCGGACTACGACCATCTTTGCTCTAAAGGTGGATGGGTAGCAGTGGGCGAACGGTGGGGTGTTTCGCCTGCGATGGCGTGGCGGATTGTGAAGGAGGATTATTGGCCGAAGGATGTGAAGATCCAGCGGCATTTGGTGCAGCGGGCTAAGGAACTGGGGATCATGGTGAAGAGAAGGGGACGGCCTGAGGATCTATTTTCGATGGATGATGAGGTGCTGCTTTGGAAAATAGCGAACAGAGAAGCGATTTAGATCTTCAGGATGAAGTGCATCGGCTGCAATTTGTGGAGCATGGGCTTTGGGTGGAGATCCGCAGGTTGAGGGAGGCGTTGGAGGTGTATGCTAATCCAGAATCTTGGGTCCCGGTCTTCGAAGAGGGGAAGCATGAGATGAGGATGTGGGTGGGGCCAGGCGAAGGCTCGGCGTTGGCGAAGTTGGCGTTGGTGAAGGAGGTTCCAGAGGAGCCAGCCCTTCGACAAGGTCAGGATGATAAGGTGTCAGATGAGCCAAATGCTGATTGATGGCAGATCATGGCCAGAACCGGTGGGTGCTGCTATTCCAGATCTGAAGCATGGAGCAGATCGGGTGCTGTTGAATGAGCGGTTGAGTAATGGGATATGCAACTTGAAGGTAGAACGGTTTGGGGAGCCGGTGGATGTGGGGCGCTATAGATCACAGGTTGGGGAGTTGGAAGGTTTGCAGGTTATAAGTGGTGAGACGGAGGTGGAGCAGGTTTTTGTGATGCATATGTTTTGGAAGGTGTCAGATGGAAGATCAGACGATTGTGCCGTGGAAGTGTAGCAATAAGAAGTGTAAAGCGCATTTGGGGCGGGTGGTGAGGAATGGGAGCGGGATCCGGCAGCTGCTGCTGTATCGACATCCTGTGGATCCTAATTCTGAAGATCTAGCTGAGGTGGATGTGTTCGGGGTCCTGGAAGGGCGCATGGACGATATCAAGTGCGAGATCTGCGGATCCGTGCGGACTTGGGTGCCGGGGGAGGAGGCGTTGAAGCAGTTGTTGGCCAGGTGTGGGGTGGAATTTGTTGGGAGTAAGGAGTAGGGAGTATGGGTGAGTCAAAGATTGAATGGACTGATGAGAGCAGCAACCCGTTTGAGATCCTGTTCGATGGGGAGCCGGTGAAGGGTTGGTTTTGTACGAAGGTGAGCCCAGGGTGTGCAAACTGTTACAGCGAGAGGATAAATAATTGGGTTGGAAACCGGTTGAAATATTCGAAATCCAATGAGGGGAGAGTGACGGTGCGGTTAAAGCAGAAGGAGTTGGAGAGGATCTCGAATCTGCGGGAGCCGAAGCGGATATTTATGTTCGATATGACAGATCTGTTTCATTCGATGTTCTCTGATGATTTTGTTTTCGTGATTTTCGATTTCATTCGAGAGCATCCGCAGCATACTTTCCAGGTTTTGACGAAGCGTGAGGAGCGGATGCATGATCTGGTGCATCGATATTTGGATGATTATCATGATGGGAAGCCGTTGCCGAATGTATGGTTGATGGTGAGCGTGGAGGATCAGGAACGAGCGAATGAGCGGATTCCATGGCTGTTGAGGACGCCTGCAGTCATCCATGGTGTGAGCTGTGAGCCGTTGTTGGGAGAGATTGATTTGGGCACATTTTTATGTGAGATCTATACGAAGGGAGGTTTGACTTTGGGAAATTACCTTGACTGGGTTGTGGTTGGCGGGGAGAGCGGGCGAGGGGCCAGACCGATGCATCCGGGTTGGGTGAGGTCGTTGCGGGATCAATGCCAGGCTGTGGAGGTGGCGTTCTTTATCAAGCAGTGGGGGGCGTGGGAGCCGATTGGGTATCAGTTAGATGAACGTGATTTTTGGCATCGATGGCCAGATGGGCAAACTATGGATAAGGTAGGAAAGAAAGCAGCGGGACGGAAGTTGGATGGGATGGTGTGGGATGAGTTTCCGGACTCGAGTCAGTGCCAATAAGATCACTTATTGGTCTATGTTGAATGGAGGAAGAAATGGGCGAATGCGGATGCGGAGAAATCAATAACATAGCTCGCATTGTCAAGATCAGAGATTTGATTTTGGTTATCGAAACATATTTCGGATGCGATTACTGCAACAATGGTGTCACAATCAGCCTGTGGTTATTTACTGAAAAAGAAGCCAAAAGCTATTGGTTTGAGACGGAAGAAGTATTTGAGCCTGATGAGTATGGTTCAGCAGATTTGCATATTCCCATATTGGGACATGAAGATCTGATTGCCATGTTGCCAGAAATGGAATCACAGGAACACTATGTCAGCCTTGAAGAGTGGTTATCAGATCACGGAATTGACTGGTTGCAGAAAGCGGGGTATCGCCGAATGAAGATCAATGGGGAAACTTTAGAAAAGCAAAGAGTATTGAAACCAGAGTGAACTATGCCTAAAAAATCGTATATCACTGTAACAGACCAGTTTTGCGGTGCCGGGGGCAGTTCGATAGGTGCAGCCACTGCCGGTGCTGAGGTTCGGTTGGCGATGAATCATTGGAAACTGGCAATCGAAACGCATAACACTAACTTTCCAGACGTAGATCACGATTGTACTGATATATCTGCCGTGGATCCACGCAGATATCCATCTACAGACATTATGATCACAAGCCCAGAATGCACCAATCACTCTCTGGCAAAGGGTAAGAAGCGGCGGTACTACAAAAAGGATTTGTTTGGCAACGTTTTAATCGATCCCGCTGATGAGCGCAGCCGAGCAACAATGTGGGATGTTCCACGCTTTGCTGAATATCATGATTACCGGTTGATCGTAGTCGAAAACGTAGTAGATGCTGGAAAATGGCGACTGTTTGACGCATGGCTGCATGCAATGCACGCTATGGATTATGAACATGAAGTGGTGTATTACAACTCAATGTTTGCCTGGCCGACGCCCCAAAGCAGAGATCGAATGTACACTGTGTTTTGGAAGAAGGGAAACCACAAACCCGATCTGGATTATCGACCAGTAGCATGGTGCCCAGATTGCTCGAAAGATGTGAATGCCATCCAGACCTGGAAAAAGCGACTGAAATGGGGAAGGTATAAAGCCCAGTATTTCTACCGATGCCCTGATTGCCACAACCAGGTTGTGCCATATTATTATGCTGCGTTCAATGCGATCGATTTCAGCATCCAGGCTGAGCGAATTGGGGACCGGAAACGGCCACTGAAGCCCAAGACACTGGCTCGAGTACAGTATGGGCTTGATACCTATGGTCGCAAGCCGTTGATCGTTACCGGCAGATACACGTCGGGAATAGCATGCAGGGTGAAAGATGCCACGCAGGAACCTATTCCGACGCAGCCAGGGGATGCCAGCCATGCGGTTGTGATGCCGTGGTTGATTGAGACCGCACACACGAAGGGTAATGGTCGATATGCGAGAAGCAGCCTAGATGTAAGTTACACTCAGACGACTGCCCAAACATTGGGTGTAGTCGGATTTCTGTGCAAGCAATATGGGGGCCAGGCAGACCCAAAACATATGTCGATTCCCCTTGATGCTCCGACTGGAACGATCACGACCTGGGACCATCACGCTTTTGTATCCGTTTCACCAGGATTTATTGCAGATATGCGGGGATCATCGAAAGCCAGTGAATTGACAGCCCCGCTCAAGTGCATAACGACGAGCGGAGCACATCACGCACTGTTGTCTGCTAATGCTTTCTTGACCTATTACTACAACACAATGCAGGCGAGCAGTCTGGATATGCCCATGCGTACGGTTACAGCTAAAGATCGAGCTGCTTTAGTTGGCGCTTTGGAAAAAATGACCGTTGAAGATCTGACATTCCGGATGCTGCAACCACACGAGATAGGTGCTGCGATGGCCTTTCCAGGGGACTATGTGGTTTTAGGGACTAAGCGTGACAAAGTGAAGCAGTATGGGAATGCGGTCACGCCGCCGGTTATGAAGATGATCTTGGAACGTTGTATGGCGACGTTTGCTTAGTTCGTACATATAAGGAATGTTATCGGACTATTGAGGGTATTTATTAGTCCAAACCCGTAGATGCTTGACCCAAGGGTGGTTTATGCTATGCTTTTACATATACAGATCGCACCTTTTGCTGTGGGTAAGCGAAGATCCTAGCGCGATCAAATCAATCAAAATAATCTGAGGGAACAAGGAGATATAAATGGAATTCACCCCGATAAAAATATCATCAGGGCCTGTCGATGTTATTCATTCTGGCTCAGTAATAACTTTTGCCGATAATCCATTGCATTTTACGTTCGGGCCAGAAGATGACATCATTGATTTTTTTGTTGAATTTGTGGACGAGGGCCTAGAGTTTAATGAACCCAGTACCGAATGGGAGCTTAATGGAGACACAAAGCTCACGGTCAGGCTTTATAATTTTAGGAAAACTCCTATTGGCATTGGACTTGGAAAACCAGTTCAAGTAGGTGAGTTTTTTAATCGGAAGTTATATTTAAATTTCCGAGTATATAGCCTTTCTGAAAGCACTGACGTGATCTTTTACTATACGTTTTATCTAGGTGGAGAGGAGGGGATCAATGGATAACGACCAGCGAGTCTACTTAGATATCAGTGATGAACTTATGAGGGATGTATCCATCCATAAAAATGTCACCGATGAGTACTTGTTTATCGCCACTGATAAGTTACGCTTATGTCTCATTGAGTATCAGGATATTCTTACTGCGAAAATAAAATGGATTGCTCCTGCAGGGCTAGTATTATCGTTTTTAGCTTCAATTGTAGCTGCAGAATTCAAGGACTCGTTAGGCCTCAGGGCCGATATCTGGGAAACCATTTTCGTAATTGGTTTAGTAGCTAGTGGAATTTGGATGCTTATCGCGCTGTATAAATTATGGGATTCTCGGAAAAAAGGCGACATAGAATTCCTAATACAACAAATTAGGAAGAAATAAATTGTGTTCCCCCGTAATCGGGTAAAACTGTTATTCGGAGCAACAGCGCTAAGAAAGAGATGCTCCTGTTTGTTTGTACACATAAGGCAGTTTATTGGTCTGTCTTTTTATGAACATATGTTTTGAATCTTGACATTTAATATTAGGTATTGTAATATGACGATGGTGAAGGGGGGCGGTGTTCCCCCACCTGGGCTTCCCAGGTATTCCACCCCACCGCCCCTTCGAACCGCAACTGAATAGATTAGGCAGACCCGATGTAGTTCGGGTCACTGTCGGAGATGAGCGCCCGGCGACGTTATGTCGTCGGGCGTTTTTTGTTTCTCAACGAATACGAAAGGATTAGGAAGATGAAGGAAATATTTGATTTCGATGCGATTTGGCGGACGCTGGTTGGCGCCTTGGTGGTCGGTGTGGCATGGGCTGCTGACCATGAGTCAGCGGTGATCACTACGGTGGCGATGGTGGTGGTTTGGCTTGTGAATGCGCTGGCTAAGTGGAAGGGCATTACGCTGGGGCGGGCCAAGCTGACAGCGGTGCTGTATGTACTGGCGATGGTCATGTCAGTGGCATTCAAATGGCAAATGCTGCCCCTGGCTCCGATCTGGCACGGGGATCCGGCTGCCTTTGCGGCTGCTTTGATCGAGTATGGGACGGTGCTGATCACCCTATCATCTGTGTATGTGGGTGGGGCAACAGCGATCTACAACATGCTCTTGAAGCAGGTATTCGATAAGTTGACGCCAAAGGCGCAGTGACATAGTGCCTTATGGGGGCTGATATGCCAGATTATGTGATAAGTCTTTTGGCTCAGATCCCGCTGGTGGGAATATTCGTCTGGTTTGTGTTGGTGTGGAGCGACCGGATGGAGAAGTCGGCGGAGAAGCGAGAGAAGGCCTGGCGTGAATTCTTGGAAGATCAAAGGAAGGCGGCCAATGAGGCAATTGGCCGCCTTGCAGAAGAAATCAAGGAGAATACGCAGCAGCTGGTTGCAGTAAAGACTATTGTCGATAGCCATGACCAGCGAATGGGGATGGCTGTCGCCGAAATGAAAGCGAGAAAGGATCGGTGAAAAAGTTTGATTGGCGTTTGATTGGGCAGCTGGAACTGGGGCTGGATCTGGATGATACGGTCCAGGATCCTGGCGCGCCGTCGTTTGAGGAGATCCAGGCTCGGAGTGAAGCGGCGCGGCAGTTGATGGAGAGGTTGGTAGTTTCTCCTGGGGCTGATGCTGATCGATGGGGTGAGACGCCACCGGCCTGGTTCGAGCACTTCTTGAAGCTGCGGGAATGGTTTTCGTGGCGGATTGCTTGTTATATCGCCTGGGCGGCAAGCCCGAAGCAGGAGCGCTGGCCGAAGACGCAGGAGGATCTGGCGAGGGAGGTGCTGGGGCTGGCGAGCTCGAGGCAGATCAGTGAGTGGCGCAAGAAGTACCCCAAGATCGATGATGCGATTGCGCTGATCCAGGCGGCGCCGTTGTGGGAACACCGGGCAGATATTTATGAGGCTTTGGTGGCGGTAGCGACTTCGCACGATTATAAGGGTCATTCGGACCGCAAGCTGGCGCTGGAGCTGCTGGGGGATTACGTGCCGAGGAGTAAGGTGGAGGCGAGCATTGGGGAAGCACGGGATCTCAGCGAGCTGACGGATGAAGAGCTGGATGCGCTGTCGGAGGGATTGGGCATAGAGGTGCCGGAGGACATAGATGGGGATTAGTAGTCCGACGTTGGTGATGGAGTCGACGCCGGAGGAAGCGTTGGCTGAGAGGGTGCTGAGGGAAAAGGCCAGGCGGCGTTTTGGCGGTTATATGCGCTATATGCTGCCGGAAACGATGGTGCCTAAGATTGTCCGCCATCATGAACTTTTGGCATTTTACCTGGACCAGGTTTGCTTGTATATTGAGTCCAAAGGGGCTGAGGGGATCGGGCGGCTGATGGTTTTCTGGCCACCCAGGTATTGGAAAACGCTGATGTGCTCGCGGTTGTTTCCGAGTTATTTATTCGGTCGAGTGCCGGATACCAGGGCGATCTTGACTTCTTATGGCGGCGCCCTGGCGTTCAAGAACAGCCGTAATGCGCGGGATTTCGTTACCAGCAAGAAGTACGCAGCGATATTTGGGGACAAAGCAGCCCGGGACATGCCACCGGTGGAGCTGGCCAAAGACGAGCGGAGCGTGGAAAGCTGGTCTTTGTCGAGTCCTTACCGAGGCGGCGTGCGAGCAGCTGGTGTGGGGGGTGGTTTGACCGGTGAGGGTGGACATTTGATTGTGATCGATGATCCCTTCAAGAACCGTGAAGAAGCGGAAAGCGAGCGCCGTAGAGATGAGATCTGGGATTGGTGGACGGATAGTGTTTATACTCGCCGGGAGGATGGTGCAGCGATCATCATTCCGCAAACAAGGTGGCACGTGGACGGGCTTTCGGGGCGGCTTTTGAAGAAGATGGCTGAGGATCCGTTGGCAGACCAATGGGAGGTGCTGTGTTTTCCCGCTTTGTGGGAAGCAGCTGAGGTGCCAGAAGATAAGTCTTTCGATGAGTACCATCGGGATAGACTGCGGGAGGGGGTATGGGTTGATGAACAGGATCCACTTGAAAGGAAGCCGGGAGAAGCCTTGTGGCCAGATAAGCACGATGCGCAGGAGCTGGCTATGATCCGGGCGAATATGGGGCCATATGGATTTGAGTCTCTTTACCAACAGTTGCCTTATTTGAGGAGCGGAGAATTCTTCAAGAGGAATTGGTTCACGATTGTCGATAATCCCCCAAAGCCTGATGATATTCTAGCCAGGATCCGGTATTGGGATAAGGCGGCTTCGAAGGGCGGTGACTTCAGCGTGGGGGTGTTGATGTGTGTGACGAAAGACAAGTTTTATTACGTGGAGCATGTGGTCAGAGGCCGGTGGACGCCTGGGAAACGGGATGAGGTCATTGTGGATACCGCAAAGATGGACCTGAAACGAAAGGGACCCAGGATGATCACCTGGCACCAGCAGGATCCAGGATCTGCGGGAAGGGACAGCGCGGAGGCAACGAACCGGAAGCTGGCGGAAGTGGGGATGCGAGCTCGATTCGAGCCTGTATCAGGGAATAAGGAAGTACGGGCTGATCCTTACAGCAGCATGTGCCAGGCGGGGTTTGTGAGGTTGGTACGAGGGGCCTGGAATGATCCCTTTATTGAGATCCACGTGGCTTTTCCGAAGGGCAAGTATGACGATGATGTGGATGCGGCAAGCAGCGCATTCAATGAGTTGGCGAAGCCGGTTGTGGAGAGCGAGATCTTCTAATTATGAACATACTGCAGCGGTTGGGTAACAGGATCAGCGGAGGGGTGACGAAGAAGGACCTGGCGTTGGTGCCGAGGTGGCGGCGTCATTTCTTATCACTGTTCGATGAGTTCGAAGATGTGGTGGATGTGGCCTATAAGAAGAACGCCACGGTGAACGCCTGCATGTGGATCTTGCAGACGACGTTCACGGAGCCGGAGCTGTGGCCTTGGGAGCGAGGGGATAATATCTACAAGTATAAGCCGATGCAGGGGCACGCGCTGCGAAAGCTGATGGTGAAACCGAACCAGGATATGGGGGAGGTGGAGTTCTTACAGTATGTGATCACCTACGCTCCGCTGGGGGGGAATGTTTATTGCTGGAAGCAGCGGGATAATGTGAGACGGGTAAAGGCGCTGTGGCCTTTCCATGATGGGAAGGTGACGCCGATTAGGGGGAGAAGCACCGCTGAAGGTGTAGTGGCTTATTACGTTTTGAGTATTGGTGATAATGAGCAGTACAACCCCTGGGGATTGGAGCGGTTCGACGAGAATCCTGGAGTAGCGATCCCCAAGAGCGAGATGATCCATTGGAAGTGGATGATCGACCCATCAAACCCGGAGCGTGGGATGGGCGCATTGGTGGCCAGCGCAGGGGACGTGAAGGTGGGGAATGAGATCCGGGAATATATCTATTCGTTTTTGAAGAATGATGCGACGCCGCCGATTGTGGTGACGATGGTGGAAGGGGATGAGGTAACTAAAGATAAGGTAGACCGGCTGAAGGAGCATTGGCAGGATACGGGAGGCGGGGAGAATAGGGGTTTGCCAAGGTTCTTGCAGGCGGGGATGACGGTTCAACAGTTGAGTTTCAACCTGAAGGATATGGAGTACAGCAGTCTGCGGGATGGGCCGGATACTGCGATTTGCAATGGGTTCCACATTCACCCGGCGACGGTGGGGACGATGGCGGGGCTGAAGAACAGCACTTTTTCGAATATTTCGGAAGCGAACAAGGCGCTGGCATTGCAGACCCTTGTTCCACTATGGCGGTCATTTGCCAGCGAGGTGCGACAGAGCCTGGCGGGGGAGGCGGGGTATGCAGATGACCTGACGATCCGTTTCGACCTGGCGCAGGTGCGGGCGATGCAGGAGAGCCAAACGGAGATAGAGAACCGGCTGGGGCAGATGTTCGATAGAGGGGGGCTGATGCGATCGGAGTACCGGGAGGCGCTGGGGTATGACTGGGAAGAGTCTGACCAAGTCTACAAGGAGAGCCTGGCAAGTATCTGGGTGCCGCGGGGTAAGCTGCGGGAATATGACCCGGGGTTGCTGGGGGCGGAGGAGGATAGACAGGAGGGCAAGGGAGCTGG